AGCGCCGATTTACCCCCGCAAATTGTAAAATATTTTCGAGGTGGTATAAATGGCAAGGAAGGCAAAGGAAACGATCGCGAAAGTTGATAGCGTGGATATAGACGCGAGAACCGCCGAAGAAGCGGACAGGGTGCGCGATTTGCTTGAATCTTGCGAAGTGGACGAAGCAAGGATAAAAGGTTTAGAACCGCTTATAGTAAATACCGCTTGGATTAAATGCAAACTTGATGATGTCCGTAAAGAAATCGGCGCGGACAATGTGGCGATACCCTATGACAACGGAGGGGGACAATGTGGAATCCGAGAGAATCCGCTATTTAAGGGTTATGAATCGCTTTGGAAAGCTTACCTTGCCGGCATGAATAAGATTTTAGAATATCTTCCGTCTTCGGTAGTCGAGGAAGAGGAAGAAAAGAAACCGCAATCGGTTTTACAATTAGTGAGGTCGAGACATAACGCATGAGAGGAAGCCAAGAGCCAAGAATAAAGGTCGAACCGCATCGAGTCGCGTCAGATGGAGAGGACGCGGCTCTTTTAATGTCCGAGTACGGTTGCAACCTTGACGAGTGGCAGCGCTTGGTTGTCGATGCGTGGCTCGGACGTGACGAGGAAGGAAAGCGCAACGTCACAAGCGCGGGGTTATCCTTACCGCGTCAGAACGGAAAGAACGTGTGCATCGAAGCACGGGAGTTTTACGGCTTGGTTGTTGACGGTGAGCGCATACTCCACACAGCGCACCAAGTCAGAACGAGCAAGAAGTCATTCAGACGACTTGCGCAGATGTTCACAGACAAGAACCACCCCGAGATCATGGACATAGTTAAGCAGATACGATACACCAACGGCGAAGAGTGCATCGAGCTCGAAAACGGCGGTTTGATTGAGTTCTCTGCAAGATCGCGACAGGCGGCGCGTGGTTTTGATGGCATATCGCTTGTAGTATTCGACGAAGCGCAGGAATTGACAGACGACCAGGTCGAAGCAATCATGGCAACGCTTGCCGCATCAGCGACAGGCAATAGACAGTTGATTTACGCGGGTACGCCACCATATCCGGGCTGTCCCGGTACGGTGTTTAAGCGTCGGCGGGGAATCTGTTTAGACGACCCCGGAAGACATGATAGTTGGCACGAATGGAGCATCGAAGCGAAGAACGTTAACCAAATCAAAGCAGACGACGCGACGCTTTGGTATTCAACGAATCCCGCTCTCGGAATCCATTTAACCGAGGATTTTACCGCCGAAGAATTTCGGAGCATGAGCGTTGACGGGTTCGCCCGTGAGCGTCTCGGTTGGTGGGCGCCGACGATAGAAAAGCAGCTTGATTATGCAATCGACGGCACGGCTTGGGCGGAGTGCATGAGCAAAGAGAGAAAGCCGGACGGAAAGACGGCTTTCGGTGTAAAGTTTTCGCCGGACGGCTCGGAAGTCTGCCTATGCGGTGCGGTCATACCAAGAGAGGGCAAGGCCCGAATCTCGATGCTTGAGAGAAAACCGACGGCGCTCGGCACGCAATGGCTCGCGGATTTCCTATGCGAGCGTTATAGATCGGCTTGTTGTGTAGTGATAGACGGGCGAAACGGTGTCGATGTGCTTATTGACAAGATCGCGGACGTTTGGAAGGTAAAAGGCGCGATTGTTCGACCGGGAGCGCGGGATATAGTCGCATCAACCGGAATGCTTACAGATGCAATCTTCGAGCGTCAACTTACATGGTTCGAAGGACAAGAAGACCTAAACGATAGCGCGACGACTTCGGTTAAGCGTTCAATAGGCGGTGGCTTTGGATTCGGCGGGGATAACCCCTTACCGATTGAAGCGGCCGCTTTAGCATATTACGGAGCGCGGACTTGCAAGAGAGACCCAGCGCGTAAAATGAGGATAGGCTAATGATAAATCTAGGAATACAAGTTGAAGGGTTAACACCAAAGGAACAAGCACAGCTTAACGAACTCCAAGAAGTGTTTAATCAGCACGCACAGAAAAACGAAGAGAAAGCCAGATACTACGAAGGCAAAATCCCGCTTTCCGAGGTCAATCTCGGAATCGCTTTGCCGAACGGCATTAGAAGCCTAGAGATCGGGTGCGCGTGGGGTGCGAAAACGGTTGACGTATTAGCGGCGCGGTCGATGTTCGATGGCTTTGTCGGATCAGACGGAAACGACATCGAGGAACTCCGGCGAATCTGTATTGATAACCGCTTAATCGCGGAATACACGAAGGCTTGTCGTGATGAATTAGAGTTTGGTTGTACATTCGCGACCTTATCAAGCGATCCGGAAATTGATTGCAAGATTCGCTTTCACTCGCCAAGAACGGCGGCGGCGCTTTGGGACGGCGCAAAAGGTCGCATCGAGTGTGGTTTGGCTATCATCAATACCGCATTAGACAACAACGACGCTACTACTTGGATTCCGACGCTTGTTAACATGTACACCGAAGACGCGATCATCGTCTTTCGTTACACGGACGAAGGTTGGACTTGGACGCGCAACCCGCAAAATATGGGACGTCCGCTTATGGAAGCGTTAATTTGGAACGCGACCAGCTCGAAGCCGTTCGGACGGTCACGAATCAAAGAACCGATTCGGAGACTTATTCAAGGCTACGTCCGGACAGTTGCGAACGCGACAATCGGGTTAGAGTTTAGCACAAGCCCGCAAAAATACCTTTTAGGCGTCACCGATGAGCAATACGACGCGCTTATCAATGATAAATTTAAGCAATATGTCGGTTCTATCCTGGCATCTACCACGAATCCGGAAACAGGCGAAAAGCCGTCTTTCGGGCAGTTGGCACAAGGCAACATTCAACCGCATATCGAAATGCTTCGGGCGCTTGCTACACAGTTTAGTGCAGCGACTGGGTTATCTTCGACGGATACGGGCGTTATCAACACGGCAAACCCGACAAGCGCGGACGCTTTAATCGCCCAGACGCAGACTTTAATCGGTATGGCGGAAGACTTGAACACGTCAAACGGCGATTCGTTAAGAGTGATCGCGATGATGGCCCTTGCAATCGTTCAGAATAAACGACTTTCAGACTTAACCGACGAACAAAAGGACGTTATCGCACATTTCAAGAATCCGGCAATGCCGAGCGTGGCAAGCACGGCAGACGCGGCACTCAAGATCGCGAGCGTTCGGTCTGAATTTGGACAAACCGACACTTTCCTTGAAATGATTGGATTCGACCAAGCAGACATTCGAAGAATCAAAGCGGAAGAAACCCGCTTGCGTGGATTGCAGTTAATCGGAGCGTTAGAGAATGACAATACCGGAGAAGACTTGGGATAATTACATAAACGGACTTCGAAGGGTCAACGACGCGGCAAGCGGTAAGGTTATTCGATATTTGGAAACTCACGCGGTCGAAACCAAAGAGCAAATGAAAGCCTTTATCGATTATTGCTACGCGATTTCGTCAACCTACGGCGAAGGCGCGGCGGCTTTAGCGTGTGAAATGTACGACGCGGTAGCGATTGCGTCAAAAGCGGGAGTGCCGGCGGCAATACCCGCCGAGGTCGCGACCTACGGAGACGTAGCAAAGAGCGTATACGGTACGATGGCGCAATCAAGCAATGTTAACCTAATCGGGAACGCGATCGGGCGCTTGGTGAAGCGAACGGGCGTCGATACGACCATGAACAACGCTATCAGAGACGGCGCGGAGTGGGCGTGGATTCCAAAAGGCGACACTTGCCCATTTTGCATAATGTTAGCGTCGCAAGGTTGGCAGAAAGCAAGCAAGAACGCTATGAAGGGCGGACACGCGGAGCATATCCATGCAAATTGCGATTGCACTTACGCGATACGCTTTAATAATAAGACGAACGTAGCGGGATACACTCCAGACGCATACCTTGAAGAGTATAAGGGCGCGGAAGGAAGCACGACCGAGGAGAAACTAAACTATATCCGACGGCAGAACTACGCAAACAACCGCGAGAAGATACTCGAACAAAAGAAAACGGCTTATCAGAAACGAAAAGAGCTTAATAGCTCGAAAGCCGAAGAACAGGAAGTATAAAACAGCATCCGAAAGGGTGCTTTTTTTATAGCCTACGCGGGGCAACCGCGGAACTACTCGAAAGCGAGGTTAATTGAATATGGAAAACAAAGAAACTGTGAATCAGGAAGCAACCGAAAACCGTTCTTTTACGCAAGAGGAATTAAACGCGGTAGTCGAAGACAGATTGGCGCGAGAGCGTAAGAAATTTGCCGACTACGAAGCCTTGAAGGACAAGGCAAGTAAATTCGACGCGATGGAAGAAGCGAGCAAGTCAGAATTGCAGAAAGCAACGGAAAGAGCGACGGCTCTTGAGAACGAGTTAAAGCAACTCAAAGCGGAAGCAGACTTGCGCGATCTACGGGACGCGGTAGCAAAAGAGACGGGCGTTCCCTCAACCTTGTTGACAGGGTCAGACAAAGAAACCCTTGAAACACAGGCGAAGGCTATTCTTGCATTCAAGAATACGGGATATCCACAGGTAGCGGATAGCGGAGAGGTAGCGCATACAGAAGGCAAGGGCACGACACGCGATGCGTTCGCCAAAGCCTTTAATGAAGCATTTAACAAGTAAACGAAAGAGAGGTTATTTATTATGGCAGTATCAACTTACAGAGGAGATATCACATTACCGCCGGAGGTCAGCGCGGAGATTATGCAGAAAATGCAGCTTGAATCTGCAGTAATGACTTTGGCACAGCAAATCGAATTACCGGGACGCGGTGCAACTATTAACGTAATCACGGGTGATCCGTCAGCCGCATGGGTAGGCGAGACCGACGCAAAGCCGGTAAGCAATCCGACGCTCGACACAAAGGTTATGCAGGCTTACAAGCTCGCCGTTATCGTTCCGTTCTCAAATGAGTTCAGACGTGACGTAGCAGCTTTATACGATGCAATCGTTGCAAGACTTCCGAGAGCACTCGCTCGCAAGTTTGACGAGACCGTCCTTGTTGGCACGGCACCGGGTACGAACTTCGATGTATTTACAGCTTGTACACAGCAGAGCATGACTACAGACGCATACGGCGCACTCGTTGGGGCAGACGGAGACATCGCAACCAACGGCGGTATTATGAACGGTATCGCACTTTCTCCGCAGGGAAAGAGCGTTTTGCTTTCCGCAGTAGACGGCGACCAACGTCCGTTGTTTATCAACAACGTATCCGAGAACGCAATCCCGATGGTATTAGGTTCAAAGGTACAGCTTACCCGTGGCGCATACAAGAACGGCACTCCGAAGCTTGTCGGTGTGGCTGGCGATTGGTCACAGGCTATGTGGGGTTCTGTTGAGGGCGTAACTATCGGCTACTCATCAGATGCAACCCTCGACGATGGCAACGGCGGAACAATTAACCTGTTCCAGCGGAATATGTTCGCAGTTAGAGCAG